GGAACTACATTTAGAAGCGTTTGGAGAATATTTAATTAATCCTGTAAATGCAGAATTAGTTGAAAATAAATTATTTGGTATTGCAGTGTTGGAAAATGATGAATTAACAGAAACTCATATATTAGAAAAGGATTTTGATAAATATGAGCATATAATTTTAGATGATTATCCTAATTCTGAACAAATAATAAACAAAATTAAAGAAAACGATATTAATTTTCCAATAGTAAAATTAAAATAAACAAAAGAAATTATGCCAACATTAGAAGAATTATACAAATCAAAACAAACTGAATTGGGTGTTGATAAAATTGGAGTAGGAGCTAGCTTTGATAATCTACCTGGTGGATATTATAGTGGAGACCAAACACCATATTCATTGGGTACTGGATATTCTGGTAAAAAGGATATTGATGAAGAAGGTTTAAAAAAAGTTGAAAAAATTAACGCAAAGGGTAATAGATACCAAGTTGGGGAATTTGGTGGAGGCTACCCTAATGCAAAGGGATATACCGATAAAAAGAAGTATTCCGATAGTTCAAAATAATAATGGCTAAAAAAGTTACATCAAAAAAACCAACTAAAAAAAGTTGGGTGGCTAGAAAGCATGGTTTCAAATCAGGCTTAGAAGAATCAATATCAATACAAATAGATAGTAAAGGAATTCCGGTACAATATGAATCTGAAAAGATTCCATACATTGTACCTGCATCAAAACACACATACAATCCTGATTTTAAATTACCAAACGGAATATTCGTAGAAACAAAAGGTAGATTTGTTGCAGCAGATAGAAAGAAACATCTGTTAATAAAAGAACAACATCCTGAATTCGATATTCGTTTTGTATTTACATCATCTAAAAACAAAATATCAAAAAACTCAAAAACATCTTACGCAGATTGGTGTGATAAGAATGGGTTTATATACGCAGATAAATTTATTCCAGAAGAATGGTTTAATTAATTTGGAAATTTGAAATATTTGTTGTATATTTGTATCATGCTGAATAATACAGATAAGACAAAAATAACTACAACACTATCTAATGTGTTAGGGAGTTTTTCCGTTTTAAGGGGAAATGAATTGGCATTCTACTGTCCATTTTGTCACCATCACAAACAAAAATTACAAGTAAATACCGAAACACAAAATTGGCATTGTTGGACGTGTAATAGTGGTGGTAAGAAATTAACATCTTTACTAAAACGATTAGATGTTGATAGAAAAACTATTGCAGTTATTAGAGAGATATATGGTGATTCACACTATAACCCACAAAACGATGATGGTGATACAAAGATATTTATATCATTACCAAAAGAGTTTATTTCATTGGCAGAACAACCAAAAGGATTCAATCCAGAATATAAACAGGCAATGAACTACCTTACACAAAGGGGTATAACAGAAAAACAAATTGTAAAGTATGGTATAGGATATTGTTCAGAGGGTTTGTATGCAAGAAGAGTAATTATCCCATCTTATAATTGTGATGGTTCATTAAATTACTTTGTTTCTCGTTCTTATTATGTAGATGAGAAAATGAAATATAAAAACCCACCAATCAGTAAGAATGTAATTTGTTTTGATTCACAAATCAATTGGAATGAACCTATTATTTTATGTGAGGGAGTATTTGATGCAATCACAATCAGAAGAAATGCAATTCCACTTTTAGGTAAGTTTCCATCTAAAACATTAGTTGAGAAAATCTTTATGAATGGGGTTAGTAATATTGTTATTTCATTAGATAATGATGCTAAAACAGAAGCATTGAAAGCATCTGAATATTTTAGGAAGCAAGGTATAAATGTTAAGTTTATGAATCTAAAAGATAAAGATGCTGCCGATATGGGGTATAATAAGTTTTACGAAGAATTAAATTCTACAAAAGAGTTTGGAATAGAGGAGTTGTTATTAACAAAAATTAATAGTTTATGAGTTTAAAGAAAATCTATCACATTGCCGATGTTCATATCCGTAATGTGAAAAGACACAATGAGTATCGTCAAGTATTTAACAAGATGTTTGATGAGATTCGTAAAAGAGGAACAGAGAATTCTATTATTTATTTGGCAGGAGATATTGCCCATGCTAAATTAGAACTTTCACCGGAATTGGTTAGAGAGATTAGTTGGTTGTTTACCGAATGTTCTAAATTGTGTGAAACTATTCTTATTACGGGTAATCACGATTGTAATATGAACAACTCCGATAGATTGGATGTTCTTACTCCAATCGTTGAGGCATTAAATTTATCAAACTTTACATATTTGAGAGATACACAAGTTTACTCAATAGGTGGAGTAGATTTTTCTGTATTCTCTATTTTTGATAAAAGAGAAAATTGGATTCCTGCTAATAAACTATTTGGTAATAAAAAGATTGCTCTTTTTCACGGACCATTGGATACTTCCCAAACTGATATTGGATATGTAGTTTCATCTCGTCATTTTACACCCGATATGTTTGATGGGTATGATTTAGCACTATTAGGTGATATTCATAAACGTCAAATTATTACATCTCCAAAAGGATGTACAATTGCATATGCAGGTTCTTTGATTCAACAAAACTTTGGAGAAACTTTAGATAAGCATGGATTGCTTGTTTGGGATTTGGATACAATGAGTTATGAAGAAATTGATATTCATAACGATTATGGTTATTATACAATGGATATTGATAATGGAAATGTACCAAAGGTTTCCAATATGCCAAAGAATCCTCGTTTAAGAGTTCGTTTATCAAATACCGATACTGCTGATACAAAGAAAGTAATTGCAGAAATAAAACAATTATATGGTGTTGAAGATTTCACAATTATCAGAACCGATTCTTTATCTAAATCTAAAACAGGAAACAGAAACAATAAATTAGATTTTGAAGATATAACCGATGTAAACTATCAGAACTCCCTTATAAACGATTATATTAGTAGAATGATGCCATTCGTTAGTAAGGATGATTTGGATGGATTAGAAACGATTAACAGAGATATAAATAGTAGAATTACTCACGAAGATATTCAAAGAAATATACATTGGAAACCAGTTAAGTTTGAGTTTTCTAATATGTTCTCTTATGGTGAGAATAATAAAATTGATTTTACCAAAGTAGGTGGATTAATGGGATTGTTTGCACCAAATGCAGCAGGTAAATCATCTCTATTCGATGCAATATCATTTTGTTTATACGATAAGTGTAGTAGAGCATTCAAAGCATCTAATATTCTAAACAATCGTAAATCAGATTTTGTTTGTCATTTACATTTTCAAATCGATGGTATAGATTATCATATTGAAAGAACTGCAAAAACAATTAACAAAGGAAAAAATGTTAAAGTAGATGTTCAGTTTTGGAAAGAAGATGGCGGGTTAAATACAATTCTAAACGGAACGGAAAGAAGAGATACAAATCAAATTATTGAACAGTATGTAGGAAAATATGAAGATTTTATTTTAACTGCTCTTTCATTGCAAGGTAATAATGCTTTATTCATTGATAAATCACAATCGGAAAGAAAAGATTTATTAGCACAATTTATGGGTATTAATATCTTTGATAAGTTGTATGATATTGCAAGTGAAGATATAAAAGAGGTTTCTATATTAATTAAAAACTTTAAGAAAACAGATTTTACTTCGGAATTAGCTGAAAAGCATATTGAATTAATTAGTAAAAATGCCGAACTTAAACAATTAGAAAAAACATTAGAAAGTAGATTATACGATTCGGGTGATTTATCAGATAAGATGTTAGCATTAACTAAAGAATTAGTACCCGTTGATGGTAATGTAAACATAGATGAATTAAATAAATCTAAAACTAAATTAGAATCTACATTAAATGAATATAAGACTTCCTTTAAAACAAAAGAAAGTACTATAGATACATATACAAATGCAGTTGCAGAAGTTTCCAAATCAATGGAAGATAAAAAAGAATTCTATATTTCAGAAGATGTATCTATTCCTGTTGAAAAAGCACATCATAATTATCTTCAAGCAGAAAAAGATTATAATCAAGTAGATACTAAACAACAATTGTTAAGACAACAGATTCAATCTGCCAAAGATAAAATTGCTCATTTGGATAATCACGAATATGACCCTAATTGTAAGTTCTGTTGTGATAATGTTTTCGTAAAAGATGCATTGAAAGCAAAAGAAGAGTTAGAGGGATTAGAAGCTAGTTTAGATTATAGTTTAGATGATTTGAGTGGTTATCTAAATGTAATTAATTTATTTGAACCATCCAAAGAACAATTTAAAGAATTTTTAGAATTAAGCACTAAATATCATAGAGGTTATTCTGCAATTGAAACGGAGAAAGCAGAACTAAATGGTTTAACAACTAAAATACAATTGACACAACATCAATTAGAAACAGTTGAAGAAAATATTCGTAAGTATTATGAAAATGAACAAACAATTAAACGAAATATTCAGATAGAAAGTATTATAAATGGTTTACAAAGAACCAAATCTGAAATTGAAGGTGAGATACGAAAAATAACCAAAGATATAGCTAGTGTGAATGGTTCTATTTCTTCCATATCTTCGTTTGTAGAGGGGATAAAGAAGAGGATGAATGAAGTTAAAGACTTAGAAGAAAAGAATCGTTTATACACCTATTATTTGGATTCTGTAAAGAGAGATGGAATACCTTATGAGTTAATTTCTAAAGCATTACCTGTTATCGAAAATGAAGTAAATAATATTCTTGCACAAGTAGTTGATTTTGGTTGTGTAATGGAAATGGATGGTAAATCAATCAATGCAAAAATTGTTTATGATGACCAAGAATGGCCATTAGAAATGTGTAGTGGTATGGAGAAGTTTGTTAGTGGATTGGCAATCAGAGTTGCTCTTATTAACATATGTAACTTACCCCGTCCAAACTTTTTAGTAATTGATGAAGGGTTTGGTACATTGGATTCGGATAACCTATCATCTTTATTTATGATGATGCAATATCTTAAAACTCAATTTGATTTTATATGGGTAATTTCTCACTTAGAACAAATGAGAGATATTGTAGATGGTTTAATTGAAATTAAAAAAGTGGATGGGTTTAGTAAAATTAGTTTCTAACCTTATCCACTCTTAAAACATTAACAGATGGTTTATTAACTCCAACGTGTTTTTTAATTAGGTTTTCAACCAAACTACCCATTTTAAACCCATGTTCTTCACAATATTCTTTGAGAAGTTCGTGGGTTTCTTTTTTTATTTGTAACATTGCATATTTCATATTAGTTTTCTTTAGTAATTATTAGTTTTCTTTATATAATTATGTAAATTATCTTTTTTTGAGATATTTATATTAAAGATATTACGAATGGCGATTATTAAAAAAACCTTATTTGCTGAAAATTTAGATAAAATCCCTACATCATATATAGATAATGAACCGTTAAGTAAATATTTTAACATAACAGAATTACCTGAAACATTCACAGGTGGTAAAAACGCATTTCTTATACAAGGTTCAGATTATTTAGTTCCAGATAGTTTAATAAAAATTGAATTAAAGGATGCTAATGGTGATATAATTTACCACGAGCCAGGTGAGGGTATTATTTCAGCATCAGTTGGTGGTGAACCAATTGTAACTGAATATTATGAGGGTGTTTCTAAATTAGTTTCTGTTTACATATATCCAGATACTGCATATGGTCCTTGTACTTTAACCATATTAGGTGAATTAGCAACATATGATAATAACGGTATCAATACACCGGTATCAGCAGGTGATGAGGGATACTATAACGTTAAATGGCAAAGAGAGATAAATGTTAATCCTTCATTAGCCAATACTACAAAAATTCGTTTTTATAAAAGACCAACTGCTTCTATTAGTGAAATATTAAGTCCTATTTATAAAATTGAAGGTGATTCAAAAGTAGCATCGGAAGTTACTCAATCTTTTGCTAATATAAAACTTTCAAATTTAGAAACGTTTGCCGGAGATGTAAAAAGAATAAAAGTTTTTAGAACATCTATTGGAGATATTTCTGATTTAGATTTAATACAAGATATTTTAGTTGAATCAAAAGAATTATTAACAACATTTAATTTATCTGGTAGTGTAGTTGGTAATGCTGGTATATTTACATCGGAAGTATTAAAAACTCAATGGAATACGGGTTCATTAACTGCGATTTTAGATTCATCTAGAGTTGAAGCAGGTGTTAAATTAACCGGTAATGGTAATTTTACATATACTCAATCTTTAGATTTAAAAAGTACAAATACATACGAATTAAATTTAGATGCGTTTTATTCGGCATCAACAGATAGTAATTTAGAGATTTATTTAATATCAGGTTCAACAAGTAGTAGTATTGGAACATTAATAGGAACACAACCTACTAAAAATTTATTAGATACAACTATACCTTTTAAAATAGATAGAGATTACCCAACTGCATCTTTGTATTTTTCACAATCACAAGGACAATGGCATGTTGGTAATGTTAGTTTAAAGTTATCAGAAGATACTGCATTTTCACCGGATGAAGTTTCATTTATTACTACAATGCCAACTGTATTGGGTAATGAGACATTTAATTTTAAATTTGAATTTTATGATGTAAATAATAATTTTGTTCCTGTAGCAGTTACACAATCTGCATTATTTAACGGAGGTAATACAAATATTGGTGGAACTATTTTATTAATTAGTTCATCTACATCCCAATCTTTAGCAGATTTAAATAGAGTATCATCATCAATTAGTGGAACTATGACCGTTTATAGTTCATCGGCAAGTGGTACGATTGGTATTGTGAGTTCTTCTGTTAGTGGTACGATTGGAGCAGTAAGTTCTTCTGTTAGTGGTACTATTACTACATTAAGTAGTTCGGTATCACAAAGTGTTGCATTTACATTATCATCCTCATTAACAAATGTTAAGAATCTAGCAGATGGTAAATATCCTGGTGTATTCATAGATGGTACAACTGTCTTTGCACCTGTAATCGGTGGTACAACTGGATATATTAGTGATTTATTTACAGTAGGTTCAACTGCAGCAGCTACTATAAATTTAGATGCAAGAACAACAACTCGTAAAATATGGATAGGAACTGGTGCAAATGGTGTGTATGGTGATACAAATACCAATGTTTATTTAGATAGTGCGGGTAAATTTTCATTAGGAAATAAATTAAATTGGAGTGGAACTACATTATCATTAGTAGGTTCAATTGATATAACGGGTGGAAGTGCACAGACTCAAATAGCAAATGCTGCTTTATCTGGTTCTAATGCACAAACTACTGCAAATGCCGCATCAGATGCGGCAACTGCCGCTTCTTCTTCGGCAAGTATTGCAAAAGCTGCTGCAGATGCGGCTAATGATAAAATATTTACCGATGCAGCTGGTAAAATAGTAAAAGCTGCTGCACCATCTGGAAAAGGATTGTTTTTAAGTAGTACCCATTTAGGATATTATAATACAACGGATTTTCCATCCTCACCATGGCGTACTTATATGAGTTCATCGGGTGATTTCTTTTTAAATGGAGCGGGTTCAAATGGATTAACGTGGAATGCCGGTGCAAGTACATTAAGTATTGATGGGAATATTACTGCAAGAGGTGGTACGTTTATTGGAAATATAACCTCTACTGCAAATATATCAGGTGGTAAAATAATTGGAGGTGAAATTGAAGGTGGAACTATTACGGGTGGTACTATTACGGGAAATACTATTACAGGAGGTACATTAAGTGGTACAACCGTAACCGCGACTAGTGGTCAAATTGGAGGATGGACACTTGGTGATAATAAAATATATATTCCAAACGCAATTACTTTGGATGCGGGTTCTACAATAGGTGATAAAAACATAACTTTTTATGATACAAGTGGTGTTGGTCGTATATTCATAAAACAAGCTACTAATTTTGCATCCCGTGTTGATACGGGAGGACTTGCAAATCAAACTGCCGGATTTGTCGCTAGTGGTACACCATCACAGACTAGTGTAACTAGAACTGTTGGTAGTACATTTGTAGCTGAATCTGGTAAAACATATGTTGTATCAGTTGATGTCCAAAGTGGCAATGGCAATACTGCAATGACAACTTCTGATTCATATGCATTGGATGCGTATAATGATATTTATTTAGAAAATACATCTACCGGTGCAAGAAGGACAATACTTAGTGTTCAAGCAAGTTTAACTGCTGCGGGAGAATATGGTGAAAGTTTTATCAATAGTACCACATGGACTGCCGTTGTTGGAAGAAGTGCGGCAATAACAATAACTGGGGCAGGTGAAACGTATAGAGTTGTTCAGGTATTTACTTGGAGGCAAGTTGGGGCAGTTACACCTGTATTGTATGATTATTCTATGGTAGGTATTAGATGGGATTCGGTTGTAGTTAGTTCATTTGTCGAAATTATAGCAGGTGGTATTCAAGTAGCAAGAGATTCTGGTAATTATGTAATTATGTCGAGACAAGCAGGTTCTGCTGCTATGTTACAGGTAGGTGGAGAAGGAACATTTACAGGTGATGTAACTGCAAATACATCTGATAAACGATTAAAGAATAATATTAGAGTAATAGATAATCCATTAGAAAAATTATCAAAAATAAATGGTGTATATTTTAATTGGAATGATGTTGCTAAGCAATTATCAAATAAAAAAAGTGATATTGAAGAAGTAGGATTTTTGGCACAAGAAGTTCAATCGGTATTACCACATATTATTAAACCCGCACCTTTTGATATTGATACAAAAACAGGAGAATCCATAAGTGGAGAAAATTATTTAACTATTCAATACGAAAAAATAGTTCCTTTATTAGTAGAAGCAATTAAAGAATTGAAAAAAGAAATTGACGAATTAAAGAATAAGTAATGCCATTACCACAAACCGGTCCAATTAAAATGTCGCAAATAAAACAAGAATTAGGCTCTTCTTCTAATTCTTTGCGTGCTTATTCATTACAAGCAGGATTTTCGACACC